CGCTTCGATGATGCGGATTAACGGCACAACGTTGTTGTGTTCAGGAGCTAGGTTTTTGCAATTGATGTCAATGCCGTATTCAAGCAATGCAGAACGGTGACGATAAAAAGCTGATTTAGTCAAAAGCTGACGAAGGTCGGCACCCTGACGCCAAAGCAAATATGAAGATTGTAAATGTTGAGGCATTTTGAGCAATTGCTCATCGATTAACGTAGCTTGAGTAGACATGTCGATTTTCCCGAGGTAAGAATTGAAAAGTGAATTGATGATTTCGGGGTTTAAGTGGTATCCGTGAGTGATACCGTGTTTTTCGAGTTCTTTAGAAAAGATGCGGAACTCAGCGCGAAGTTTGCCTTTAATAAATTGTTCAAGGCCGATATTTTGCAACATTTCAGGCAGGGCGTGAGATTGACCCTTAGCCATCATTTCACGGGCCTTATTGTAAAACTTGAAAGCCCATCGGCGCGAAGATTTGCCCAGGTAAACGGTGCCTTTATCGCGGGAACTGCGACCATGGCGACTACGGGCACGCATTTCGGCGGCGTGTAACCAAGCTTCAACGCTGGCATCATTGCCCACGTCATAAAGCTGATTTATATCTAACATCTTGACTTTGTAGTCACCCTTTAAAATCTTGGCTTCCGTGATGGCCGGCGACGACCAGCCGGCCAAATGTTCGTCATGGATTTCGCAGATTTTACGAAAGGCTAAAAGCAAAAGCTGATTGAGGTCACGAGAACCAAACACGTTATGACCCTGAAGGAACTTAGCAAGATTGCCATCGATCATCAAATGCGTGGCAATGCCGTAACCGGCGGAACCCACGGATTTAACCATCAAATTAGTCTCGTGACTAGAGCGGCAAGAAATCGCTTTAACACAATCCCAGGCAATGGTGCCATCGGCTTCAATCGACATGACACGACCGGCAGGAAGCCTGTCATGGAGGAATGGAATTTCACCGCGAAACCAGTCAATCATAAAAACGAACCGGAATCAGAACGGAAGATCGGGAGATTCTTCATAATCAGAAGCTTCACCCACTTCACCGTTGTAGTCGCATGACCAACAATGCGCTTCGGCAGTTTCACCCTCGCCGCTTGAGCCCAAACGCTCAAACGTGTGATTTTCACATTCGGGACATTCAAAAGCATAGGACATGAAAAAAACCTCATTGAATGCCCCTAGCCCAAAACACCGGACGGCTGACTAGGGGCAAGGGCAAAGCCGCCCGGACGATAACAAGAATGGAACCGGCGCACATAACGAGAAAAAGCCCGTTGATGTAAACGGGCGAGACGAGAACCGGCAGGAGGTTGAAGCCGTTTAATGGTGTAAAGAAGCCGTTCGGATTCCTGGATCATAGATAGTGATGTGTTCATTGTTTGCCCTCAATGTTCAAAATAAATTTGTTACAAAAAACATTATAGGCAAAGATAAATTAATAACAAGAAACTTGTCAATTAATTTTTTATCAAAAACTAAACTTGTGACTTTCGAGCATAAAAAATGAAAACAATCATGGCAACTCATAAAACGATTAGAGTTAGAGGCGCAGTCTGGGACGCTATAGAAAAAAAGGCTTGGGAATTCTCAATCAAAAAAAACAGAGTCATTAAACCAACCGATGTGGCGGACGCACTTCTAAGGAAAAACATGGACACACTAACAGTCGAAGAAGTAGAGGAAATAATAAAAACAAGATAAAAAAGTCCCATTGGTGGGACAAAAGGACAGTACTACTTACCCTGTCCTCTCAAAACGGCGGTTACTTGAGAATAATTCGCATTGATTAAAATATCAAAAAAACAGATATAAAACACCCCGGGATAATCAAAAAAAAAGAACATAAAATTACGTTGCGGCGAAAAAAAAAGCGATATCGCCAAAAACTTTTTTATCTAACGAAAAAAGAAGCTGAGTTTCCCGGCCAGGGTAAAAAGAAACCTCGCATAATGCTCCCTATGCAAAAAAGCCCAGGCGGGTTCCGATTATCCGCCGGGGCTTTTCTACATAAGGCGCACGTCCATTATGCGAAGTCTGAAATTTATAGTTTATCCACTGTTTTTGTGGATAAGCTTGTGTGTTTGGCCTGGGAAAGCCAGAGGCCGCACCGCTATAAGTCACATTGAGAAAAAACGATACAACGGCAACAAAAAGCAAAAGCAAAAAGAATAGTCTAGTGATGGGTCTTGGTGCAGCGGCCCTGCGGAGAGAAATAACACCCCATAAAACCCGGAAACAGCACCGGGTTTAACGGGGTGTAATATTTCCTTCCTGAGTGCCGATGCACCAAGCCCCTGAATATGTGAAGTCGAAATAAATCCGATTCGAAATGATAAGCGGCTTTGAACGGCAAGCCGATGTTTTTTGATTTGGGTACACCTTCACGGTGTCCCCATACCCCTTACCCGATCAGATGAAAACATCATCATCAATACAAAGTCATTGTAGCGAGACAGCCCCGGCATCAAGCAGATTAACGGTTTCCAAAAAATAAAAAAGTGTGGCCAGGACGTTTGATTTTTTTTATTTTTCAGACCCTCCGTGAATCAGCTTGACCCCGTGTCTTCTTTCGCTGTTTTTGCTTTGCATTGAATGACCGATGTAATTCATTTGGAGATTATCATGAGCAACAAATTCGAAGACTTTAGCATAGACCCCGTGCGCTGGGACGCCGCCATGCTTGAAAGATTGAAGGAAAGCGGATGGAGGATACTCGGCGCGGGATTCAAAAAAGAAAACACGATCACCGCAAGAGAAACAAACGAACGTTTGTGGGCGAAGGCGATACCCTGGTTTACGATAGTCGCCTATGTGTCATTTGACGAACCAGACGGTTACTGGTTGGCAGAAATAGACGAAACCAAATAACCGGTTTTTAGCCAAGGACGGCTATTATTCAAGGCAATTTAACGGTAAGTGAATACTCAGCCTTGGCAATCGTCAAAAACTTATCCTTTACCGTGGCGATATAGCCTAACGATCTTGCATCATCGACCGTGACGAGCTGCACTTCATCGCCTGAACCAATCTGTAAAATGGCTTTGAGTGTAAAACCATCGGAATAATAAGAACTCACCTTGATAATTGCGCCCGTGGTGAGCTTTTGGAAGAAATCAGGCTGATAAACGGGGATTACATCCTGTTTTTCGTTTTCATTCACTGGCGACGATTTTTGGCTGTTTTCGACCTGAACAGGCGGAACCATAGCTTGGGCCGGTTCAACCATGTTGCGAGTCAAACCAATAATTGAAAGCAAGATTAAAAGACCCGGTAATGCAAAATCTTTGTACTGTAAATTGAATTTCGGGCGTAAAGACCCCCCGCCCTGACGGGCGGCGCGCTTTTCGCCCTGAATTAAATAAAGTGCATCGAGTTCAGATTGAAGGAGCTGTTTGAGTGCTATGTGGTTTTGGTATGAACTGGCTAAATTGGTGAACGTAGCTCGGAAATCGATGACCTGATCACCCATAATCAAATCATCATCCCGGAAGATTTGAGCCGTATTATAGGCCGCGTATAAATCCTTTGCCCGGTACCACCACCGATCGACACGAAGCCCTGATTTACTCATCCCATAATAAACACTAGCCACATGAATTTTTGGCATGACTTTGTTAAAGCCGATCATTTTAAGCAAAGCGCCAATGAAAGGTATCGTTAGCCGGTCAGTACGCGAACAAATCACCAAATGCTCACAAAGCGCATTAATTAGTTGCCCGTCCAGGCTTTCCATATCCTGCACAATAAAAAAAACATCCCAATGCTTTTTACGGCAATGCAAAAACCAGTCAATGACCGGAAGGCGTTCTTTATCTCGCCAATTCCGGGAGTTAAACCAGGTTCCTAACTCGTCAAGTACCAGACAGCCATAACGATCTTCATTTTCTTCTTCGCAGCCCTGCCCTAAAAGTTCCAAATCCTGTAAACGTGGCTTATCCGGCAAGCGAATCACCGATTGCTGATTATGAGGCGAACACATCGAACCCAGGTTAAGATCAAGATTTGTTGCAACTTTGCGACCCTGCGCCATGTAATCGCGGATTTTGCCAACGGCACACAGCGTTTTTCCCGATCCCAATTTTCCTGTAACAAAATAAACGGCCATGGCTATTTAAACAAAGAAGTTTGAAAATTGGTATTTTGATCATAGACCCACCGGGCTAGATGAATAGCCCCATAAGCCGACATACATGCAGTGGCATTAGACGGCATAAACCAGCCCCAGGCTATGACGATCCAATCCGGAGCCACGGCGGCGGCGCCAGATAAGGCCAGCGAAACGGCAGCAATAAAAACCCCCATGGCCGTTATCATAATCGCAAAAACAGCGCCGGCTTTAGCGACTTTTTTAACTACGAATTTTGCCAGAAATTCGGAAATGGCTATAAATAGCCCCTGAATGATCGAACTAAATATTAATGGCATGATTACCCCCTATTACCGCGCGTCGCCATACCATAGGCAAACTGCACAAGCATGACATAAAAGAAATACCCCAACATTTCGCGCATGGGCGCGAGTTTAGTACAAGGATCGAAATTAAAGGTTTTACCCAAAGCCGAAGCGGAAACCGGCGAACACGTGGGAGAACTAGGCAAAGAAAACAAATTTAAAGAAAGGAAACTCGAACCATCCGTGTGAAAGGTATCCAGCTGGGCAATATCGGCATCAGCAGCATCATCCAAGGGGCCGTCATTCGCAGTAATATCCCCGCTCACCCCGGCAGGATCGAGGAAATCACTGATACCCTGTAAGAGACTGTTAGTAGTTCCTAGCGCGGTCGTCGTTGCCGCGGTATTTGTAGCAGTGTCAGCGGTATTTTTTGCAATATCCCCCAGGTTTTTACCGTCTAATGCACCTTGATTTGCGCCGTTGTTAGTCGTCGTGGAACTGTTAGGGCCTGATGTAGTGGTTGTGGTAGAAGGCTGATCACCAACAACATTATTTGAAGTCGTGGCGGTCGTCGTAGTGGTTCCGTCCGGGTTAGAAGTCGAAGTCGTAGCGGTGGAAGTCGCTACGCCATCCTGGCCCGTTATGCAAAGCTGGGAGGTGGGATTAGTAACGCAATCTTTAGTATTATCGGGGTTTTTAGCAGGCTGTGTATCGGACTCAGCGCAGATATATTGACCGTTGATCCAGCCGCAATTCTTTTGATCCGTAGCGCAAACAGGACCGGCAAAACCGGAGATATTAACGCAATCCGGCGTAGTGGGATGAGCGCACACTTCGACCGGTTCAGATCCAGAAGCAGACACCGTTCCACATTGACTTGTACCGGAAGCCGTAGCACAAACCTTTTTACCAGTAGAATCGGTTATACAGTTGTCATAAGGGACGGCACTGGCAGCCGTTGGTGTTTGATTGGTTCCTGTTGCGGTCGTGCCGGTTGGCGTGGCGCAAGTAGTGCCGTTCTGAGTTCCCGTGAAATTGTAAAATAATACCGAACCATCAGCAGACGTGCCGCCTGTGCCGTTAAATCCTGAATCCTGATAGGTATAATTACAGCCACCTGAGCAATAGGTATGGTTTCCTTGCGCATCGGCATTTGAAAAAATATCATTTCGGCCTGTTACCTTTTTTGAATAACCAACTGATACCGTACCGGATTGACCAGAGGTGCAAACAGCAGGACAGGTATGAGTTGTTATATCGAATGAACCACCGCCAGGACAGCCCGTTGCCGTCTCATAAATTTGAATAGTACCAGAACAATTAGCGGCTGATTGATTTTGTAGACGAACAGAATATAGCGGTCCTCCACAGCTTCCTGGTGCGTAATAAACACACCACGTATTGCTATAAGGGTAATTCTCGGCTTGATAAACAGTACATTGAGACCATATATCTTGCGGCGTGTCCGAATATGCAGGAATAGAAAATAAAAAAAGGAGTAGAAAAATATATCTTTTCACAAAAAAGGCCCCCAAATAAAAAAGGCCGGTTGCCCGGCCTTAGTCGGCAATAAGGATTAAATTTTGTTGCCAGCACGCTTGAAAAGCTTAAACAAGATGCCCCCACCAAACACAGCCAATACAACAGGCCATGCCAGATCGAACAACGCCAGGGCATCAGTTTGAATTGTCGATAAACCGGTAGCAATACCGGTAGGCAAAGTCGCATTTGCCAAACCAGAAGCGGTCATAATTGCAGTAGTCAAAATAGCTTTATTGCGAAAAGAGCTTTTTTTCATAAATCACCTATAAAAAATCAAGAGTCCGCTTGATAGCGGCGGTTAATACGCCCAGGCCCCAGCCCAGGCCGAAACATCCGAGACCATAGCCAATAAGTTCAACAATTTCCGCGTCACTCATCGTCTATACCCGGCGACAAATCCCAGCGACCAAAGGACCGCAAAGGCTAAGTAAGTGATAATGTCAATGGCATTATCGAGAGTCATTTTTACGATACCTTGGACATGGGCATCGATACCGGCGAAACCAAACCGGTGATAATGTTGCGCCCTTCCCGATCCAGGCTTGTCTTAACATCAATTTCAAGCGGAAAACCTTTAAACTGAGCATTGAAATGATTCTGAAGTTGAGTAGAACAAGACGAATCGACCGACAGCTCGACCGGCGACAAACCCGAACCATGCGATTGAAACTTAGCGTTATCAACATCGGTGAACGGCATCAGCACAACGGCCCGAGTCATCGAATAAGGATTACCGGAATTTTTAGCTAAACCGGAATTGGTAAAAACGGCGGCGATCAAGTATTTCATTGGGTTTTACCTTTGTATTTAATAGATTGGCAATATTGGATAAACGTCATTGAATCAAACAATAACGAGGTAGTTACCCTAGACCGGCACCGTTCAGTATCGAGCGGACGCGGCGGCAAAAGGACAGGTTCAAGCCACGGCTTATCCATGGCTTGAAGTTGGCATTTTGTTTGGTGCTTGAACTGCTGGAAGTCTCTGGCCATAACTATGCCGCTATCAAGCCAAGTTCATAAGCCCAAGCAGGATTAGCCACGGGTACCGCTTCGATGATGCGGATTAACGGCACAACGTTGTTGTGTTCAGGAGCTAGGTTTTTGCAATTGATGTCAATGCCGTATTCAAGCAATGCAGAACGGTGACGATAAAAAGCTGATTTAGTC